GTAATTTAAATTGAAACATATTAACTTTAACTTATTATAATTTTTGTATAGGTTTTTATTTTTATTTTATAGAATTCAAAATTAACAAAACTCCCCCTATTCCAACAGAAACTCCTCCAATAAATATTACAGGCTTATGGTTTTTATCCCACCAACTTTCGTCTGGTTTATACTCTATTTTCTTTAGCAGGTTGTCAATTGTGAGCTGTTTACTTTGAATAACATCTTCTTTAACCTGAAGTATATTATCAGAAATAATTAACTGTGTGTTCAACGAAAGAATCATGTCTTCATTCTGAGCAACTTGCCTACTAAGGTTATTGATAAGTTCGTCTGCTAATTCAAGCTTTCTTGTTTCTAGCCTATAAGTATCTAACCTAATAGCTACTGCACTATCAAAAGGATTCCTTTCTCCTAAGGTCATTAAAGCATATTGAGCATTAGAACTTAGGACGGTCAATAATAATATCACTATAGTTATTACGAATTTGTTCATATTCTTTTTTTGTCTTATTAATTACATTAACCAAAGAGTCGTACTTTACTCTCTCTATCTTCATTAAAGAATCTAGTGCTAATTCTTTCTCTCTTAATATCTCTTCTCTAAGACGGCTCTTTTCGATTATAAGTTCTACCTCCTTCTGATATAACTCTCTTTCATACTTCTTCACTATATGAGAATGATATAGATACATCACTATAATAACTACTAATATAAGTAGGAATGCTTTATACTTTTCCCAGAATTCTTTCATAACGATATGTTTATTGCCTGTAAGAACTTATAGTAATACCCCTTTATAAGATTTGCTTTGTCTAATCCATTTATTATCTTTCTCGCATTATAAGGGTCATTCCTTGTGGAACTAAAAAACTGGTCCAAAGATGCTCCAGTAAAGTCTCCTCTACCACTCTTACCTTTAGTCATTCCTTCAATCATTATACGTGCTGAAATTTTAGGGTCCAGAGCTAGTTCGGGGTTTTCTAAAAGTGGAATAGAAAGTAATCTACCCATAGTCTCATAGTTCTCATACCAGGTTAACTGTACATCCCCTCTACCATAATATATTTTATCAGGATGCTCATAGGGCTGTCTATTGTATTTTATCTTCTTACCATAAGGTCTGCCCTTACCTTTACCATATTCTTCAATAGGCTGCATAGTCTTTGCTGTCTCATGATAGCTTGTAGCAAGCATATATGCTAACCACCTATAATCTGTTAACCCAGATTTATTCCATTCTTCTAGCTTAAAGTTTATACCATCTACCTGTGACTGACTTAACCTACCTGAAAAAAGACTTGGTCTTATACTGTCAAAAAACTTACGTTTATTCATGCATACAAGTATTATCAGTTGGACTCTCATCCTTTTCACGGATAAGGTTTCTAGTGTCTTCTTCTATACGATTAACAAAGTTTGTCAATTTTTCATTAGTTACATTATAAAATCGTTTGCTCCTTATAAGTAAGGTATAATAATGCACCAATACGAATAAAGAAGCTACCAGCCACCAAACTGAGTTATGTTCAAGAGCTCCTCTAAATATATCATGTATAGTTGCTACAATCATTAGGGATGCTCCGATAACTGTTAACCAAAAGACATTAACAGAAATCTTTCTATGCCAGTACAAAGCAATACTTAGTATTACTATCCATGCACTAATTTTAATTAATTCCAATACTAAAATTATCATAAGCGTTCTTTTCTAAAAGCCTTAATTTCTTTTTCATAACTTTCTATCTTACGTTGTAGTCTGGCTATTAACTTAGCGTCTCTTTCTGCTTGGTCTATAAAACCACTAACTTGTGCCTTTAATTTTTCTCTTTCGAGTGTAGATATATTGAGTTCATATTCTAAAGTTGCAATACTTTTTCTTAAGTCCTCGTTCTCTTTTAGTATCTCAGAAATAGATTCTTTTAATTTACCATTCTCTCCTTTCACATTTGCTAGTTGTTGCCTTATCTCCACTGCAAATCCGTCATAAGCTTCCTTAATCTCACTTAATACATCTGCTTTTGCCTTTACATTTTGAGTGTCCATGCCCTCTATTTCTGCATCTCTTTTCCTCTTGTCAAAAATCCAGACGATAGCTCCAGCAACAGCCATGCCTAAAGGTAGTAAGTTATCTATTATGTATTGCAACATGTCTACTAGTTTAATATAGTTAGTATGCCAGACATCACATTAAACGTAATATCAGATTATTTGTTTGTAGAAGGTTTGGACTTTCTTAAATCCAAACTTTTGTTTTTATAGTTCTTGTCGAATTCAAATTTCTTATTATCAAGTTCATGCTTCTCATTGAATTGTCTCTTTCTTTCTGCTAAAGCATTATCCTGATTTTCGTCTAGATTCTTGTATGAATCTGAAATTGCTTTCTGATAATTGTTTTCTGAAGAAACAGCCGCATTTATTTCTGCTACCAATATTCTTGCTTCATTATCCCTTATATTCTTAGTATCTTCTAATTCTAACTTAGCTTGTTCAGCAGCAAGTTGTTGCTCTGAAATTTGCATCTGCATATCTCTATTAGCCTTTTCAGCTTCCTGTTGTAATACCTGATTGAGTCTTTCTTCATTTTCAAGAAGTCTCATCATCTCAGCAGGGGAAGAAGAAGTAGCTAATTTAATAAATGTACTAATCTTAGCTGCATTATTCTGAACCATACTTACAGCAAGATTTTTCATATCCTGTTTAATCTGAGCTGCTTCATTCATGTCTTCACAAACAACACCATAATCTGCATCAGCAAATAAATCACCATCCACAGATATTGTTTTATATGTCTTATCAGGAAGTAAGTATTGAAACTTTATACTCTTACCTCTAAGAGCTACCTTAGCAGTATCTACAAAACATTCTATAACTCTTCTTTTTACTGAATTGTGAGTTGAGAAATACCAGTTTGTTATATAGTTAGATTGGAGAGTACTACGTTCAACCCCTCCTACTGTTTCTCTATTAGAAATCTGACCCTCTCTTTGTTTGGAAATCCCTACAAATTCTCCTATAGTTGTTTTGATATATTCAAGAAGTTGTATGTCAGACTGTATTGAATCACCTGTAGAAGCATCAATAACTCCCTTAGTAGCCACGTTCATGTTACCTACTAGCTTTCCTTTTGCCATTCCTTTAGAACCTTCTTTAAAACTATCTGTAACAGCTACCTTAAATACCTTAGCAAAGTGTAACCATTTTTCTACATCCCACTTAGCAGGTATTTTAGCAAAGTCCATTTCAAGAAGTGCTCCGAAATTGTTTTTTATATTATCCAAAAGCCTTTCATGTACTACGTTATAGAAATAATTATAAGGCTTCATCATGTCTACTAAACTGTATGGTTTAGGACCATTAAGAGAATATACTTCCCCAATAAAACCAAAGTGACAAAGAGACGGATTAGACATCCTATTGTACTGTACTATACGAGGTCTCATATTTAAAGCCAAATCTTTACCAACTAATGTGGCTTCCCAGGCTTCATTGATATATAAACGTTCTACCTCTTCCCCTGCATCTTCGTCAGGAGTATATGTTTCAGGATAAAAATGATATTCATAATCTCCTGTTTGAATGTTATACTGTTTTACTTTTAGTATTTCTCTGAATGATTTCCAGTAGAATCTTAATACCCTTATATTTCCAGAACTATCTATCAACTCAGTAGGAAACATATTTCCCATTTGAGTATCAAAGAATATAACGTCATCTGTTACAAGTTGGCCTGTACCATAAACCATTTCAGGAAGCTCCATTAGAGCTTTTCCTGTAAGATTCTCTCCATCCATGCCTTCTTCTCCGAATAAACCATTGCCATATTCTTCAAGCTGTTTAACCTGTTTAGGGCTTAAGACATCATAGTATTCGTCTATTATACTATTAGGAGATTTAAATTCCCAATAAATAATAACACTTGCATCTTCTATTCTGGAAGACTGGTTATTACGAAGAAAGATAAGTCTTTCGTTGTTTACTCTTTCTACTGTAGGCTCTCCGCCTACTATATCACATCTATATATTTCTTCACCTGTAGTTAAAGGGTCTACAAATCCTTTATTAAACATAGAACGCATATCCAATTCATTATAATAATGATGAATTAAATAATTAGAATCCCTTTCCCTTAAGTCCTGATAACTGTACTTATAATGGTATGCAAGGTCTTCGAGTTCCTGTTTAGCAGTTTCCTCATCAACATCTCCATTTTCTAACCATTCTACAAACTGTGCAAACCCTTCTGCTTTCTTTCTCTCACCTATCTCTGAAATAACATTAGGATTAGATACTTTCAAAGTAAAATTAAATCCTCTATCCCACTCTTCCCCAACGAGAAGAGTAAGCTTACTGTTTATCAAAGGATAGTGCTGAATCTTACTGTTCACAAAGGATGCCTCTACTCCAAAAGGGTTAAGCATCACTTCCATATCTTTGGGGTCAACTATCCCTGCAAGAAGATTATAATTAATCCTCTTGTTCTCGAAAGAATTTCTCAGAGATGCATGATTAGAATTTATATAATTCTGTGCCCAAAGCAAATGGTCCTTTCTCCATTTTTTTCCTTTTGAAGAAAAGGACTTTTTTTGTTGAGGAAATTTAAACATGTTTTTGCAATTTTATTTACACAAAGATAATTAATGATAGCAATTTTAAACGAAATATAAAAATTTTTATTCAAAATTGGACATTATTCTAACACCAAATATTAACTTTCGATAATTTCATTTATAGTCATTCCTCTAAAAGAATGTTTATTGGGATCATACTCTGCACTATACTTACTCCATCTTCCATTTACAAAACGGTCTTCATCAAAGCTATCCTTTACCTTTAATTCTGATTGGACATCTTCTCCATAAAGTCTTAACTTATTTTCTCTTAAAAGCATAAGCATTACAAAAGCATCGTGTCTATCTGTATTAATCTCCCCATCCCACATAGATAGTTCTTGAAGAAAAGCTCTGAATGGAATAGAAGCTACTTTCCTTACTGTGACTGCTTCAGGTACTCCATCAACTTCTTTGACTAATTCATGAGGGCTGTTAAGATAGTCTCTACCAATCCTCCTCCCATATGCTTTTATACCAGCAGAAGCAGGAGTACCATATGCCTTATTTCCATAACTCTCTTTAACCATATCCTTGTCCTTTAGAATATCCAAAGTAGGAGACAAAAGATATATAGAATTCATCTTAGCGAAATAAGTAAATAAACCTTTTTTATTATTCTCATAATTAAGTTCAGCACTATAAAACATAGTTAACAACCTAACCTGTTCATAGGTATCATCTGCAAAAGGAAGTCTTCCTGTATACTCTGCTACAATCTCATCTGTAAATAAGTCCATCACTAATATTGAAATAAGACTGAGGGTACTAGATTCATCATCATCATATACGTCAGCTCCTGCAATATATCTTCCTGTTATTATTTCTCCATCATTGTCCTTTATTGGTAACTCCTTAATAACAACTGCTCCGTCTACCTTATTTGTTTTTAGTGGGAATACGTCTATCTCCTTTACATCAGCAGTAGGATCAAACTCTATAATTCCATTTCTGGTTCTCATTCTTCCTACCAATAAGTTATTCCTTGTTTCAGGATGAGTGTCCAGGTAATTAATCTGATCCTGAATAGCAGCAGTATTATAAGCTGAATTCTTAACATTCATAATAGCTTCTTTGAGTACTATACTATTTTCTGCTATTCTTTGTGTTAGTATATTAGGGTCAGATGAATTATACTTAAGTTTATACCTAGCCATTAGTTCGTACCATATAGCTCCTGTTATATTACTTACTCCATTAGAATTATAATATCCTTCATAATTCATTATAGAAGGGAAGTAAAACACAGTAGTCTTTGAACCCGTACTAGCTAAATCATATACGTTAGGTAGAGCATATACTCCATATCCTTCAGGGTGATGAATCATTTCTAAAGCTCCTGCAAATGAATGCCCTTCACTACCCCCTGTACCCGAACCTATCTTCTGCCCAAATACAGAATTACCTACCGAAACATTAAAGTCAGCAGTAACCCAGGTAGATATAAAGTTAGAGAATGCCCCTATTTCTTCAAAGAGTATATAAGCACTTCTCTTACCTCTGACCTTATTAGGATTAGCGTCAATAGGTATACCAAGTACTGAGTTTAGACTTCCTTTCTTAGTATCTTGTTTATATCCTGCAATCCACGAATAGTCACTCCATGAAGCCTTTAGCAGGGATGAAGGAAAATAAGTGTGGTCTGCAGTAAAAGAGAGAGCATCCTCAAATTTATTTAATATACCATCCTTATCCAAATACTCCTTTGTCTCTGCAACAATTACATTTCTTACGTTTTTCCTTTCCTCCTTAGATATTCCTAGCCTAAAATTTCTAGTAGCCAAAGCCGCCATTGAATATGACTTAGATTTACCTCTGGCTGCTACCTCTATACAATGCTGTCCTCCAGTAAACTCATTATAAAGTCCACCATACTTAGCCTGATGCCAATAGTGGAATCTCAAATAAACACCTTCCCACATCAAAGGAAGGTCAGTATCCCTATAAGGATTATTATTACTGTCATGTTTAGTAAGAACAATAGGAAAATAGTTAAGATAATAATATAAAGGACCTGTTACCCATTCTCCATCTTCTTTCCTAACCATTCCATATAAACATCTGGATACTTCTCTTCTATACCACTTCATGAAATTAGATTGCTTCCTTAAGTCTACCTTTAACTTAGTAAAAACACCATGCTTCTGATAGTGAATAGCAGACTCTCTGAAGTAATCCATATTCTCCAGTATATGTGGATTGATTAGATCAACTATTATCTTACCTTGAGTGTCCCTTTCTAAATCTTTAGCCCTCTTCCTATCAGGAGAAATGAGGTTCCTTATAAAAGGGGTTTGCTCAGTGTATTTAAAATAATTGTCAACAACTTCTTGTGGGTATGAAGCAAGTAACTCCTCTGTTAAAGGAGTTTGAAATTCATTATATACTGGTAAATTCTTCATAAAGAATACATTATTAAAATTAAAAGAAGAATAAAAGGGGGAATAAATCCCCCTCTTGCTTATTCCTTTATTAAATAGTTAAAGCACTCATATAGAACCTGTGAATAACCTTCTTCAATATTCATTGAAATACTAGAAAAATCTTTCACAAAACTCCCGTCTTTATATAAAATTATAATCATTTTTTTGTAATCAGAAGAAAAAGAAGTAGAAGCAGGAACATACTTATATTCCACTTTATATCTAATTTTCTTTTCCGCATAGATGTATTCGAACAAATCAGATACAAACTTTCTTACTTTCAGAAATTCAAATGGTTCCATACTTATTAGCTAAAATTATCATCAATGTCATCATTCTCCAACTCTATCCTATCTCCCACACTTCTTTTGTCTTCTACCAGAGGATTATGTTGGTCAAAATCTTTTTTCAATTTCCTTAAAGCTCCTTCAGTATCTACTGCAAGTAAGTTTAATGTTTTTATTAAATCTGCCTTTCCTTTTGCTGCGGACATTCTGTCCTTTATTTCTATATCTTCTAAATTAAAATCTACCATGAATTGCCTCAGGTCCTCAATAGATTTCATATTATCTCTCACAATTCCCAAAGCTTTATTTTTGGTTTTATCCTTATAATACTCTTCTGCTGCAATAACCATTCTTGTGGAAACCATGGCTTCTGTTATCCCTGTATCCTCTAAGACTCTTTGCTTTCTATCTCCTTCATTCTCATACATATCAACATAATCAGATAAAGGATTATGCATAAAGTACAAATAAGAAAAGATAGCAGTAGCTTTAGACTTGTCAGGAGTTGAATCATTCCTAATAATCTTATTGAACACTTTAATGGAAGCTATTTCTTCTCTTATCTTAAGAGTCATCTCCATACTATCCCACTCAAGAAGCATACTCATAGTAATCTAATTTTTAGTCAGTAAGGCTTGTTTTAACAACAGCTATAATATCTCTAACTCCTAGCCTCAAATGTTCTTTCTTATCTAAATCCATCTTTGGAATATAGTAATTAACCACAGTCTCGTAATCCTCATTAGCATCCATTGCAGTCTTTAGAGTTTCCTTCTTAAACCTTGTGTCTGCATAATTAGCTAAATTCACAAGTACTCTGTTTCCTACGTCAATACCCTGGTTTTTAGCATAAGCTCCTACCGCTATTACAGTTTGGTATTCCTTCATCTTACCTGCCAACTTAGTATCCTTTAAAGGTATAGCTGTTTTAGTAATCATCTTATTAACACTATATCTATCTGCTGTTGTGATTACAATATCCCCTATTGGTCTAATAACTTCTAAAATATATTCCTCATCTCTAGGGTCATTCTCTATTCCTTTTTTATTATTTTCTGCTTTCATTTTCTTTTGTTTTATTAGTTTTAAATTCTGGAAGAATTTCTATGTGTTTGTTAATTACTTCTTCTAATGTTTTCTCATACTCTTCGGGAGAATAGGGATTATGTTCGGTCAATTTTTTTCTATATTCTTCATAATCTATTATCTCTCCCCTACTTCTCTTGTCCTGTATCTCTCTGTACATATGGTCTTTTAAAGTATCAGTATCTCCTGAACGTCTTACCAAAGCAGAAAGTTTCTCTTTCTCTTCTTCGTCTTGAAGATTCCTTACTATCTTCTTCACCTTCTTCTTCTTATATTTCAGATGACTCATTGTAAGATACCCCAAATGAGGGATAGCAAACTTATGAAAAGGCAAAGCGTTAAACTCATCTTCGTCTAAAGGAATAGGGTCAGGGTAAGAGCTAATAACATAATCCAAAGATTCAAAGGCACTTACGTAAACCCTATATACATATTCCTTTGGGAGGTCTAATTCTGCAGCTAGTCTGGAGATAAACTTCTTTAAATCCATTTCGCCATCAAAGAGTTCGAGTTTCAGTTCAATAGCAGACCTCATATTCTCAGAATATCTCCTTTTGTCCTTACTCCTATTCACCTGATTGTTGGCGTACTTATACAAAATAGACAAATCAATCATCTAAAGGTCTCCTTTCCATCATACCTACGTTCCCTAAGTCTGCTTCTCCAGGAGGAGTTTCAGAGAATATACGTTTCATCTTTTCCTCATAAGACTCTTTACTAACAGGAGTTACAGGTGTGTTTTCAGGAACTTCAAATATCTCTCCTTCAACTACTGCTTCCTCATTAACCTCCTCTTCTTTAGTTGCCTCTACCTTACTAGTAACATGTTTTACAGGTTTTATATCTTCTTTTATCCCTATATCACTAATATTATCTTCATTATCCGTAATATTAAACATGATAAGAAAGTCAAACCTATTACTACTGAACTTAAGATTAGGTATAAATCTTGGGTCAATAAGATTACCTGCTCCAATAACATCCTTCTTCCGTAGTCGGGAAAGAGCGTTAGAGAAGTCGGTACTCTTAATACCAGACTCCTTCACAATAGCTTCCTTTATTTCCTGAGAAAATAGAAACTTATTAAGTATCATTTCATTGATAATTGCCTTAGATAATTCATACCTTTTATGCAACAAAGCTGCAAGTACTTCACTTTCTTTTAAAGTGAGATTATGCATAGGCCTTGTAAACATAACCCAATGAAAGAAGAATTCCTTCAAGGAAGTATTAAGGCTAGTAATACTTGCACTTTGACTTATCATAATTATTCCTCTGTTAAATCGTTGTTAGAATCTAATTCTTCTTCTTTATTAACTTCAAAAAGACCATATATAGACTCTTCAATCTTAGAATATAAAAACGTAGCAAGATTATAAGCATCATGTTGCAGTTGCTCTATCTTATCATTCTTTATCTTAAGAATTTCTAAAGAAGCATACAGAGCCTGGTTGACATTATCTGTCTGGGCCTGAGCGAGAGCTTGCTGTAATTGGTTTGCTTTATCATAATACTGTTTCAGTAATTGTTCTAACTGTTCATAGCTTAGCTTATCAGGGTCAGCCTGTGGTTTATTGTAAGTTTTCCCTGTCTCCATTTTTACCGTTTTCTTTTCCATTGCCTTTTAATTTAAATTGTTACTTAATATAATACTTAGAAACTGAACTTCTCAATGCTTTAAATCTTTCTTCTTCCATCTTCCTTTCCTTAGCCTTAATAGAAGCAGAACTAAAATTCCTGTTACCATAATTAATGTTCTTCTGTATTCTGTACTCCTTATAAACGTCTTCCCATTC